CACCATAAGCAGCAAGACCCTTTTCAGTGCTTCCCTTCTGTTGAATTAATGTACTAAGATATTGAGTTCCTGCCATTATATTTTCATAATCTTCTGTAATCAACTTTCCCCCAAATGATGAAGGAAGGAGTTGCATTAACCCTTGTGCACGTTCTGGTCCTTTACCAACATCAACAACAGGACCAGGACGACCTCTACCACTGCTTTCTCTCATTATGACTCCAGCAATTAATTCTTCTGGAAGTCCATATTTCTCTGAAGCCTCTTTTATAATGTCTCTATATTTATCGATTCCTTTCATTCCATAATTTATTCCAGCTGTTGGGGTTTCTTTTCCCCAATACCCAATAGGAGAAATAAAATCTTTTTTAGTTTTTTCATCAATTACTCTTTGGGTTCTTTCTTCTCTCTGTTTATCAGACAGTCCTAATTTGCCGCCACTCTTTTCCATAAGACGACCTGATAATCCCTCTTTCTTCCACTTTTCTATATCCATCGTATCAAATGACATATCAGCATATGCTTCTGTCATTTGTTCATTTAACTGAATTTTACCTTGTCTAGTCTGAATGGCTTTTTCATGTGCAGCTATGTCTGCTTTTTGAGCTTCAATTTGCTCTTTTGGGCGTCCCGATCTTTCCATCATCCATAAAGTGTATCTCTTCATAGCTAATCCTATTTTTGATACATCATTTACAGACTCACGTGCATTTTTACTTAATGCATTCCAAAACATACCTATAAGACCAATTGTTACTTGCAAAATTCTGGAAAGACCATCAAACAACTGAATCAATTTGTGTATGTATTCAATTGGTACTGCCGTTTCTTTCCCTTCCATTGCAGACCAAAATTGACTCGCCATAAATGTTGCTGCACCAATAGCAATAACAGCTTGTCCAAATGGTCCTGCTTTAGAAAAAAGAACTGCGAGAATAGCAATACCTAAAATAGCTTTTGAAGTAGGAGACAGCAAATCCCAGAATTTTGAAAGACCGTCTCCTACAACAGCAAAACTTTTGCCTAAATTGCCAACCACATCTAACAAACTTTTAAACATTCCGCCAATATGAGAAGTCAAAACAGGCATTTGTTGAATCAGCCTATCATTAAACATCTTGAAATTCATTCTTGCTTTTTCAAGAGGACCAGCAAGATGCTTCATAATGCTGAAACCAATCCATTGCAAAGCATACATTGATTCTTGCTTTAATCTCTTGAATTCAAGATTCATCGCTTCTAATTCATGAACTCCCTCTGTATAAGCCTTGGGAAGCTCCAGAGCTTGAGAGTCTTTTCTTAAAACTCTATATTGCTCCCTAAGAACAGGGAGCCAAGCAATCATTTCTGGAGGTTCACCAAGAACTTTTAAAGCGATTGAATATTGTTTTGCTGCATCTTTCGCCATATGAAGAGTAAGAGCAGTTTTCTGATATTCCATTTCTTGACTAGCAAGACTTTTAAGAAGCAATCCTGTAGAAACAGCTATTGTCGTCATAGCAGAAACATAAGCCAATCCAGCTTTAGTGAAAGCTCCGCTAATAACTCCAGAATGTTTTGTCACTTCAACTTCTGCTTTTTTCAGGGCAGAAGTAAATTGATTGAATGCCTTTGAATCTACTTCATACCCTAAAGAAATCAGATAACTTTTAAGAACATCATTAATAGCCATTTCTTTCTTTTATCCTCTTATAATATTCTTGAGCTGCTTTTTCATTTTCATTTTTAATAATCATCAACTCATGAATATCAAATAAATCATCGATCGTATATGTTCCGTCCCACAATTCATGCTGCTTCCAATGACCTGCTAATACAGGAGCAAAAGCAAACTCATCACAATTCGGAGATTCTACACATTGAATTCCTTCACCACCTCCTGAAACTCCTTCAATGTGTTTTCGCCGAAAAAACCGGACATGTTAAACATAAGAGCAACGACTGTCAGCATAAACAGCAACCCTGAATCATCGATACCAGGATCTACAATACCTGTTGGCAGCATTACCGGAGTGTAAATAGGTTGACCATTCATTTCTTCTGTCTTAAATACATTTGTTAAAAGCATCAACTGTATTCTTCGAAATTGGTCTGAAGGCATGTTGGCAAGAAACTCCTGTGGATTTACATTTCCTGCAGAAGTGAACATCCTAATCAGATTGCTCCCATCCAATGCATTAATCTTATCCATCCTCCAAACTTTCTCCGCCAATGTAATTGTCTTTGTCTTCTCTCTCATAATCCTTTTCTCCTTTTATTAAAATTTTTATTAAGCTGTTATGTTCGAAATATCAGCAGCCATCAACGTCCAAGCGACATAGGCTCCACGCTTGTCGTATCCTTTATCTCCCATTTTAACATATGCGACTCCAGTACAAATATGACCTGTACCATCAGAAGTATTTTTCATGATAAGTGTTCCAGAAGCCCAAGAGCCAGTATCAGCAAGCCATAATTGATTGAACAAAATAAGCAGCTTTTTGTATGCTTCAGAAGTCTGCAAAACTTCGATGGTGATAGCCCCAGTGTTTCCTGCAATCTTTGAAACCATTACTTGACCATCAGCAGCAACTTCCATTGCTGTTCTTTCATCAGTCATTGAAATCGTAACCTTTCCTGCACCTTCTCCTGTAATCACTATCGGCACTACAGCCAACGGATGATTAAACACTAACACTGAATCTAAAAAACTATATGTGGTGTGACTCATATTCCTTCCTCCTTATATTTTGTAATTAAATATTCACAATCACTTCAATCGTAATGCTATGCACAGCTCCTGCTTCCTTGATAGTAATATAAAACGGAACTGCTTTTCTCAACGCTCTGTCTGCTGCAGACTGCTCTGATAAAGGAGTTGTCTGAATAATGTAACCATTCGGAAGAGCATCACCTGTATTCAAATTCAGGAAAGGAATACCAGTATAAGTTCCAGGAGCCAAATGACCTCTTGTAACTGCCAAGTCACAGGCTGCTGCCAATACATTGTAAATCATACCCATACCAGCTTCTGTCTGAGGAATTTTTCTGTTCTGATAAAGTAAATCCATGCAAGACAACTGGATGTCATTGACTAACATATCACGATTCATAATCTGGTCAAAGAAGTATCCATTTGCCATAATTCCAGGCTCAAATACATTATAATAATTGGCATAATTCAAATACAAATTACAATTCTTTCCTTCGACAATCGCTTTCTGTCCTGCAGTCAAGTCTTCTGTTGTAGCTCCTGTAATTGTTTTTCCAAACAATGTAAATGCTGAATTTGCAAGTCCTGAATTTAATCCACAACCAACACCCATAATACCTGCAATGGCATGGGCAGAAGTACTGTACATCCCAATCACTCTGGAATAAGACCCATTTTTCAAAGTAGTACAAATATCATCAGGAACCACATCTTCAATAAGAACGTCTGAAGTAGCAACCTGATATGCAAATATCGTTGAAGGTACTGCTGACTCCACATATAAAGCTATTGCCGCAAGTTCAGTTGCATCAACATCTGTACTATAAGCAATATACCAATTTGCCTGTTTTACTCTACAGGCAGTCAGTGCTTCCAATACCGTTTCTTCAGGACTGGACGTGTTATCTCTTACACCAATCCAAAATGTATCAGGAGCCGGAGACTGCCCCATATACAATGCTGCTGCAAGATATTCAGCATCTGTAGTAACAAATCCATCAGTAAGCATGTCTGCCAGTGATGTGTACTCTCTCAGTCTTTCTGTTGTTGTAATTGCATTATCTCCAGGTAAACTCAATCCTGTTGTTCCTATAATTAGAAGCTGATTAAACTCAGCTCTAGGAGCAGCAGTAGGAGATACCTGCACTGTTACATCTACAATCTGATTCAAATTTAATGTCGTCATGTTTATTTTCCCTCCATTTATTTATTCATTATTAATTTCAGCAATCTTATTCCCTTCATCACCTTCATAAATAGTAACAGAAATACTATCTATTGCAGGAACAGTCGTGCTCCTTACTACTGATTCATATAATACAAAACTCATATCAACTCTTTTCCACCATCTTCCCTGAAAATATTCAGGAACTCTTTTTGGTGCAGCTACATCAGGAACCAAATACAAATAATTCTTTTGTAAAGTATTCTGATGTTCTGGATAAAATATTTTATCTCTTAATTC